CAAGATACGCTAGGTATTAGAGTATTTAATCAAACATCAGGAAATCAAACTATTGTAGGAGTTATTAGTATAAAGATTGTTTCTACATATAATTAATTATATTTGTTAATATTAATTTTAAATTTTTAAAAAATGAGTAAAATAAAAGAAGAAGAATTAAAACAAATACAAGAACAAGAACAAAAGAAAAATGCTATACTTATTGAGCTAGGTGGTTTAGTAGTAAAAGCATTTTCATTTTCAAATCTATTTGCAGGTGTTCAAAAAGAACAAGAAGATCTTAAAGTAGAAATGGAAAAAGAGTATGGCAAAATCAATATAGATATTAAAGATGGTAGCTATACAGAAATAAAAGAAGATGAAGAAAAAGGAGAAAGTAAATAATAGTATTAGTAAGCATATAAGTTTCAAAGAGGCTACATACTCACAAACTGCTAGTAAACATAAAATAAAAAATGTACCTACAGAGGCTCATTTAAAAAATATGAAACTATTAGCAGAGAAGTGTTTTGAACCTTTGAGAGAATGGTGTGGCCATCCTATCAAGGTAAATAGTATGTATAGATCTCAAGAACTTTGTGAGGCTATACCTAACTCTAGTAAAACATCTCAACACACAAAAGGTCAAGCTATAGATATGACTTCAATGGGAAGTAAATCAAATAGAGAATTATTCTACTGGATAAAGGATAATCTTGACTTTGACCAATGTATATGGGAGTTCGGTGGATCTCCTGATAGTGAAGAAGGATCTCCAAGATGGATTCACTTATCTTATGTAAGTAAGAAAGCTAATAGAAATAATGTTCTAGTAGCAAAGTATAAAGGCTCTCAGGCTACTTACTATAGAATGTGAAATACGAAATAGCAATAATTGATAGATCTTATGATGCTTATTGTTTTTTATTTGGAGTATCAGTTCATCCTAAAGATGCAAATGATGATTTTTTAGAAATAAATGTACACTTTCTATTTTTAGTATTACATATAAAGATATATTAGATGCCAATACCAAAACCAAAATCAGGAGAAAAAAGATCAGATTTTATGATAAGATGTGTACCTGAATTATCTAAATATCATAACAAAGAACAGGCTATTGCAATGTGTTATAAATCTTATGAAGATAAAAAATGAAACAAATATTAGCTAAAATATTCGGAGCAGCAGGTGGAGGCATAGCTGAGAAAATTAGTAATATAGTTGCTAAACATACTTTTAGTAAAGAGGATCAAGCTAGATTTGAAAAAGAAATGACTGAAGTATTTATATCAGCAGAATCAGAGATGCAGAAAAATGTTACTGCAAGATGGGAGGCAGATGCTAATAGTGATAGTTGGTTAAGTAAAAATGTAAGGCCTATGGTATTGATATTTCTTGTAGTTTCTAGTGTACTTATGGTTTTTATAGATGCAGGATGGATTGAATTTGAGATAAGCCAAAGCAATCAAGCTCTACTTACTACATCTCTTACTGTAACTCTAGGTGCATACTTTGGAGGAAGATCATTTGAGAAGATCAGAAAAAGATAATGCCTAGAAAGATTATATCTACATACAGAAAGAGAAAAAGAAAATCACATCCTCATAGTAAAAATGCAAGTAGATTAAAAACATCTAAACAATATAAAAAACCTTATAGAGGTCAAGGAAGATAATATGGAAACATTAAAACACTTATTAGGATTTTGTGGAGAATCACATCCTAACTTATTTACTTTTATATTAATATTTGTTTGTGTATTAACAATTATTAGATATAAAAAACTTTATTTAAAATAATTATATATATTTGTCAACCTAGTCGCAAATCTAGTCAAGTTGCTAAACTTCAGGTAATCACTCCTGTTGGATCTTGTAAATAATATTGTTTCTTTTTTTTAGGGGGGATTTTTCTTTTCTTTTTTCTTTTTGTCCTTTTTCTTTTTTCTTTTCTTTGTTTTCAAAATATAAGTTAATAAATCGTTATATTTATAAACATTATGAGTTTTAATACAGATACAATAGATAAAATAGTAGGATATAAAACTATTAAGAGTAGAGATAAAATAGATAGATTACTAGAGATTGAATCTAATTATATAGCTAATAATATAGGATCTAATATAACTAAAACTGAAAAAAACAATATTAGAAAAAATAGTAGATATATATATAAAGCTATATCAAAAATCAATCAAGAAATAGGTAATAAATTCTTACAAGCTCAGGATAAGTAATGCCTAAAAAACCTAGTAGAAAATATCTAGTAAAAAAATTAGATACCTTATTCTCTTTATATATTAGGTTAAAATCAGCAGATAAATATGGTAATGTTAAATGTTATACTTGTAACACTAAAAGACATTATAAGGATTATATGCAATGTGGCCATTTTATATCAAGAAGGCATTATATAACTAGGTGGAAAGAAACAAATGCAAAACCTCAATGCTACTCTTGTAATGTAGGTAATCAAGGTATGCAATATCAATTTGCTCTAAATCTTAACAAAGAATATGGCTACGATATAGCCCAAGAATTGTTACAGGAAAGTAAACAATCTGTAAAGTTATCAAATGATGATCTAGTTTCGTTAATAAATAGATATAAAGAATTTATTGACTTAATGGATAAATAATTAATTTTGATTAGTTCTGTTCATTTTGTCTTTGGTTTAAAAGAGGGTTAATTAATTTTAATCCTTTTTTTTTGCCCTTGCCTATTGTTTTTCACAAAAAATTTAATATCTTTATGTAAATTATAATTAAACTTTAGATATATGAACAATCCATTTTTAAATCCTGAAGATATAATATCAGGTACAGAATCAGGTTATATTATTGAAAAACCTTATCCTGTTCTAAATTTATATGATAGGTTAAAGCCTCAATATAAAATAGCTCTTGATAAGCAAGTAGAAAACTGGACATCAGCATCTGCTATTAAAGACAAACTTAAAAACACATTAAGTTATATGGATCTCACTATTCTAGATATAAAGGTTTTATATTCTATGATAGATGTATGGACTACAGATGTAACTGTAGATGATCTTATATATGGTAATAATATTTTTGAAAAATGAAACATAAAGATTGGCCATACATAAAAGGAGAGAAACAAATCATAGCTTTAACTAAGGCTTATGAATACAATAAAAGAGAAGCAGATAAATATAAATCCCTCTGTAAACAGAAGGATGAGAAAATAGAAGAATTAACAATTAAACTTGAAAAACTAAGATATGAATCAGAAATTAGAAACTATTAAAATAAGAGGTAAAGAGTATGTAATGGTTAATGCACGAATTACATACTTTAGATCTCATTATCCAAACTATTCTTTAACATCTAAAATTTTAGAACATAAAGAATGGCAAAATAAAAATGATGAAACAGAGTATTCTATACTAATAAAAGCATCTGTACTTGATGAAAATAATAGAGTAGTTGCAACTGGCTTAGCTCAGGAATATAGTAATAGTACATTTATAAATGAAAAAAGTTATATAGAGAACTGTGAAACTTCAGCTTGGGGTAGAGCTTTAGGTAATTTAGGTATAGGTTTAAATACTTCAGTAGCATCAGCAGAAGAAGTACAAAATGCTATAGCTAATCAAAAAGAGGTTCTTAAATTTGATAGTGATAAATATAGAAAGATAGCTGAGAAGTTAAAACAAAATGAAATCACTATAAATAAAGTAGAAGAACATTTTAAGTTAGATAAATTCACTAAATTAGAGTTACAAAAAATAAATTAAAATTATGAGTAAAAGAATTATTTATGGTAACATATCTCTTAATGTAGAGAAGTTACCCAAACAGTATTTTGTAAAAACAAAAACTGGTACATTTTTAAATATGGATCTAAGAATAAATTTAGATGATCCTAAAATATTTGATAATGGTGGTAGAAACTTTGGATCTTTTTCAAAACCTCAAACTGCTGATGAGAGAAAAAATAAAACTCCTAAAGAGTGGTTTAATGGTATCTATCTAGATGTAACTAATATAGCTACAGTACAGGGAGATAAATTTGAGATTGATAAATCTTGGGCATTTTCAAAAAGTAAAGATACTGAAGAGGCCTTGCCATTCTAAGAAAAAGTATAGTTTTTTCATTAGTAGGAGGGTAAAGATGTATATCTTGCCCTCTTTTTTTTTATATTTATTTATGCAAACGAACCAAAAGAAAATGCAGCAATTAGAGAAGAGCTGCTTTATAAGTACATCAGAAGAGTTATCATATCCTCCAGTAGCACTTTCATTAGGAGAAAAATTAATTAAATCTAGTAAAGGAGATCAGCTCTTACCTATTCCTATATGTACCTACTCAAATATAACAATGGTACAAGCTCCTCCAAAAAGTAAGAAAACATTTTTTATATCCTTACTTGCATCAGTATATCTTAGTGGTAAAAATAGATTTGGATCTAAGATAAGAGGGCATAGAAATGGAAGATGTTTAATACATTTTGATACAGAGCAAGGTGCTTGGCATACTCAGAGAGTAGCAAAAAGAATAGTAGATATGAGTGATAAATCTCTAGGATGTTATTATATTTATAGCCTCAGATCTGAGTTTCCAAAAACAAGAATAGAATTTATAGAGTATTGTCTAAAGACAAAAGATAATATAGGATTAGTTATAATAGATGGTATAGCTGATCTTTGTATGGATGTCAATTCGTTAGAGGAGGCAAACTATACAGTACAGAAACTTATGGAATGGAGTGCAAAGTATTGCTGCCATATCATAACAGTTATTCATAGTAACTATGGATCTGAAAAAGCAACTGGCCATCTAGGATCTGCCTTAATGAAAAAGGTAGAAACAGAAATACAACTTGAACAGAATACAGTAAACAAAGAATGGATTACAGTTAAATGTAAGAGAAGTAGAAACTACTCTTTTGAAACATTTAGCTTTACAGTAAATGAACTTGGGCTACCTTATGTAAATGATCTATATGATCCTTTAGCATAGAGCTTATGAGTAAAAAATATATGGAATTGTTATTCCAAAAAAATAATGACTGGATTGAGATCTGTAAATCCTTTGGTTTAGATGAAGAAACTGCTAAGGATCTTACTCAGGAGATGTATATAAAAATCCAACTAAAAATAGAGAATGACAAATTAGATATATCTTATAATGATGAGATAAACTATTACTATATATTTAAAACTCTTAGAAGTATGTTTATAGATCTGTATAGGAAAAAAAAGAAAGTAACAATAGTAAGAAACCTAACTGAATATAAGAAATCTGATACTTATGTTAATTATGATGATAAGTATAAACAGATACAGGATCAGCTAGATAAAATGTATTGGTATAATAAAAAGGTATTTGAGATAGTAAACTCAGGTACATCAATAGCAGAATTATCTAGGAAATCAGGAATACCTTATTACTCTCTTTACAATACATATAAAAAAGTGGTAGATAAATTAAAACAAATAATATGAAACTTGGAGATCTTACTGAAAAAATAATAAGTGTAATCACATTTGGGCAGGGTAAAAGAATAGCATCTTGGATAGCAAACAAACTAGGGTTTTCTAGTTGTGGGTGTGAGGAAAGAAAACAAAGCCTGAATAAAATTAAAATAAAAAGATGGTAGTTAAATTTAATAAAGATGATAGAAAAAAATGGGAAAAATTTAGAATGGGTAAAAAATCATTCTTATCAAGAGATGAATTTCAAATGGTATCAGAGCTGCACTCATCCTACTACAACCATAGCTTTTACTTACCTTGCACCTGTAATCCAAAACAAATCCAACAATGGATAAAAGACTTGAATAAGATTTGGGATAATGGAGATTAGTGAGGTACATAAATGGGAAAGGGCAGTAACTATGCTGCTTAATGTTTTGGGATGGGATCTTGAATGGGTAGGTAAAGAGGATAAGAGTTGGGATGCTGAAGGATATAGTATGTATAACAGAAAGGTAGTTATAGAGATGAAGTTTAGAGATAAATACTATGAAGAAAAACTACTTGAGAAATATAAGTATGATAAACTTATGGAGCTACCTGATGACATTATTAAGATATATTTTGTAAATGATCCTAAAGCTAATTATATGTTTTGGTTAGATAAGATAGATATGCCTGAACCTACTGAATTATATTGCCCTTCTACTACTATTTGGAATAGTAAAAAGATAAAAAAGCAAGTATATCTCCTGAAAGAAAATATGGCCTCTAGAATAAACTTGAATACTAATTAAATTATTTGTTAATAATTTTGTATCTTGTAAAGAAAAAATTATGGCAATAAGTAATGAAACATTTGAATACTTTAGAAAAAAAGAAAAGAAAAGAATCAGAAAGGAAAAGATAAAGCTGATAGAAAAGCAGATAAAACTTTTAAAAAAGCAATGAATTATTTACAATATCTAAATGAGAACTATTTTAGAGAAAAAGGATATATAAAAATGCAAAGCAAAATAGACAAAGTTAAAGTAGATAAGCCTAGACAATATAGAAGTAGGCAGGGTAGATCTGATAAAAAATATACAGAAACTATGAAACTTACCTGCTTTAGTATTATAGGATTATTACTAACATTATTATATATCATATATGACAATATTATTTGATGCAGATTCACTTATATTTGCTAGTTGTTATAGAACTAGAATAGATGGAGAAAAACCTGATGATATATATTATAGAGATATTAAAGATGCTCAAGATAAATATTCAGAGCAATTTATGAAGATTATAAATGATATAGATGAGATTTTTGATGTAAAAAATGTAATAACATTCTCAGGATCTTCAGGTAATTTTAGAAAGATGATTACTCCTACATATAAGGCAAATAGAAAAAAACAAGAGAAACCTCCTCTACTTTATGAGCTGCATCAGTTTGTAAAAGACACTTATAATAGTGTACATACTAAAGGACTAGAAACAGATGATCTTGTAGCTCAACAATGGAATAAAATAAAGAATGATTCAGGTAGAGATCAGGTACTAATAGTTTCAATAGATAAAGACTATAAACAATTCCCTGCACTTATATATAATTATGTAAGGAAAGAAGTATATGATATAACAGAAGATCAGGCCTTGTATAATTTCTATGAGCAATGTATTGTAGGAGATTCTGCTGATAATGTAAACTACTTCAAGGGTAAGGGTAAGGCCTTTGCAAAGAAATATTATGAAGGATGTAAAAGTCAATATCAATATACCAAAAGATTATATGAATTATTCAAACAAGAATACAAGAGCAAAGCCAAAGAAAAATTTTCAGAATGTTATCATTTATTAAAATTAAGAATATGAAGGCAATAGATATAGCTAATAAAATCTCTGAATTATCAGGATTAGATCTCTTTGAGAAATCAAGGAAACAGAATATAATAGAACATAGAGGATTACTATGTTACATACTTAGAGATAAACTAAAAATGAGATGGCAAAAGATGGAGAAGTTTTACAGATCTCAAGGATGGCCTGTAAATCACGCAACCTTAATAAACAGTTATAGGAAGTGGTATATATATAAGACAAATCAAGATGTTATAAACATTCTTAACCAGTTTCAGTTTGAAGAGGAGGATCAGGATCAGATAGATAAAGTAGAGATGTTAGAAACTAAATGCACTAATCTCAAAAAGAAATTAGAAGATCCTTTAGTAAAACTTGTAACAGATATTCCTGAAAACAAAAAAGAACAAGTAAAAGAGAAGATAGATATGATGAAAAAGGAATGGGAGTGGAAAGAAAAAGTATTATGAACACTCAACAAATAAAATTATTTCAGAGCAAAAAAACTGATGATTGGCAAACTCCTCAATGGTTGTATGATGAGTTGAATGATGAATTTGATTTTGATTTTGATCCTTGTCCACTAAATTCTACTTTTGATGGTTTGTTATGTGATTGGGGAAAAAGAAATTTTATAAATCCTCCTTATAGTAATGTAAAAGGATTTTTGAAAAAAGCTCACAAAGAATTAGAAAATGGTAATGCTGATATTTGTGTATTTTTAACTTTTGCTAATACAGATACAAAATGGTTTCACGATTACTGCTATAAACAAGCAGAAATAAGATTTATAAAAGGTAGGCTTAAATTTTTAGATGCAACTGGTAAAGTAAAAAATAGTGCAATGAGGCCAAGTATAGTTTTAATTTTTAGGAATGGAGAAAAACAAATATAAAAGAAAACAGATACCCATATATACAGGATTGATAAAATACTTTCCAAAAGCACTTGCTGAAGTTGCTAGAGTATCTTATACAGGTAATCAGCAGCATCATCCTGATAAACCATTGCATTGGGATAGGGCAAAGAGTACAGATGAGCTAGATGCTCTTACTAGGCATTTGTTTGAGGCAGGAGAAATAGATACTGATGGTATGAGGCACTCTGCTAAAGTAGCTTGGAGAGCATTGGCCAATCTAGAAAAAGAACTTGAAAACTCAAGGGATGATAAGTGGTATAAAGAACAGTATAACAGAAATAGAGATCCTGAAGATCAAATCAAGTAATTTTTTTCGTTATATTTTTGATTAATCAAAGTTTTTCAAAATATGAAAGTAGAAAATAGAGGAGGTAAAAGAAAGGGAGCAGGTAGAAAACCTAAATCTGAAGAGTTAAATCTTATTGAGAAATTAACTCCATTAGAGCCATTGGCCTTTGAAGCATTAGAGGCAGGATTAAAAAAAGGAGATTTCAAATATGTTCAACTCTATTATAATTATTATGCAGGTAGGCCTAAAGAAACTAAAGATATTCACATAAACGAAGATCTGCCTATATTCATAGATTAATGCAAATTCAAAAAACCTTAGCACTCCAAAAACTAAGAAAGCTACAGAATAGAATAAAGATAATCAGAGGAGGATCTTCAGCAGGTAAGACAATAGCTATATTACTAATCCTTATAGACTATGCAATAAGAAACAAAGGATCTGAGATAAGTGTGGTATCAGAGAGTGTACCTCATCTTCGTAGAGGAGCTTTAAAAGACTTTCTAAACATCCTGAAGGCCTTGAATAGGTATGATGAGAGAAAGTACAATAGAAGTACCTTAAAATACGAATTTCATAATGGTAGTTATTTAGAGTTCTTTAGTACAGATCAGCCTGATAAACTTAGAGGAGCTAGAAGGTCGGATTTATTTTTAAATGAGTGCAATAATGTAACCTTTGATTCCTATCAGCAATTAGCAATAAGAACCTCCAATAATATATGGCTTGATTATAATCCTACTAATTTATTTTGGGTAGATAAAGAACTGATAGGCCAAGATGATACAGACTTCCTTACACTTACTTATAAGGACAATGATAGCCTCCCTGAATCAATAGTAAGAGAAATAGAGAAAGCTAAAGACAAAGCTAAGACATCTACATACTGGGCAAACTGGTGGAAGGTATATGGACTTGGAGAGATAGGTAGCTTAGAAGGAGCTTGTATTCCTGACTGGAAATCAATAGATAAAATACCTGATGATGCTAGGTTACTTTGTGGAGGCCTTGATTTTGGCTATAGTGTAGATCCCTCAGTTATCATAAACCTCTATAAGTGGAATGATGCTTATATCTTTGATGAGATCCTATATCGTAAAGGAATGTTAAATAGAGATATAAGTTATTTCATAAGACAAAATAATATAAGCTATAATATATATGCAGATTCTGCTGAACCTAAATCTATACAAGAACTTAGAAACTATGGCCATAAAGTATTCCCTGTAACTAAGGGTAGAGATTCTGTAGTCTATGGTATAAACCTAATAAACCAAAATGAGATATATATCACTTCAAGATCTAAGAATCTAATAAGGGAGCTGCAAGGATATGTATGGGATAAAGACAAAGAAGGGAATAATCTACAGAAACCTACAGGCCTTCATCCTGACTGTATTGATGCTTGTAGATATGCTTTAATGATGGAATTACAAAATCCAAACAGAGGTAGATACATAATTAGATAAAAAAGTTATTAAATATTTTGTGGATAAGTTATAAATACTTATATTTGAATAATATTAATTAAAACTAAAATTATGAAAAAATGTATTTTATGTAACGAAGAGTTTACAGGGTGGGGGCATAATCCTGCTCCTCTTGCAGAACCTCATTTTAAATGTTGCTCAGTATGTAACGATATTAGAGTTATCCCTTACAGGATATATCAATTATCTCAATCTAAAAAAGTGAATAATGTCAATTAAAGCAACTGTAAACTTGATAGAAGTAAATGATAGAATAAAACCTATCACTAGGGAGTTTGATAATGAAAGGCATATATATCATTTCAAAAATCACGCAATAAATTATTGGCCTAATATTAAAGGCCTTGATAGTGTTGTAGATGATAAAGGTAATGATATAACAAAGGATATATAATTATTTATTATATTTAAGTATGATCTTAGACAAAATAACAAACTTAAAAGATATGTACTATTATTCAAATCAAGAATTATGTAGAGGTCTTATAAGTAAGTGGAGAAAAATGAAACCTGATAACAAGGAGCTTAAACTTCTTGATGATAACCTTTTAGAAATCACTCTTTATGTGGTAGGGTTACATAGAGATAATGAGTTTCATAAAATAGCAATGAGTGATTATAGAGAAAGACTAAACAAAAAAGATTTAGAATTACAGGAGCTGAAAGAGAAATATGATAAGTTGGAAAAAGATTATAAAAAAGACTTTGAAACCACTTAGATTTTTCATAGAGTAGTTTTGTTAATTTGGTTAGTTTGGATAGTAGGCAGAGGTACAATTTGCAAGTGGTTTGTGTATCTCTAGCCTACTTTTTTTTTTAAATAAAATGTTAAATTAAATTCGTTATAATAATATGAAAATCAAGGTAAACATTCCTCAGAGCTTAGATGATGTTACTCTCAGGGATTATAAACACTTCTTGAAGATACAAGAAAACAATGAAGATGGAAGATTTGTAAAGGCCAAGATGCTTGAGATCTTCTGTAAGATAGGATTGAAAGAAGTATATAGAATGAAGTATAAGGATTCAGAGGAGGTGCTATCTATACTAGAGAAAACCTTTAATGATAAACCTTCTTTGGTTAGAAAATTTAAACTGGGTAAAACTCAATATGGATTCCATCCTCAACTAGATGATCTTACTTTTGGAGAGTATATAGATCTAGATACATATATTGGAGATTGGGATAATATTGAAAAAGCAATGAATGTACTGTACAGGCCTATAATTACAAGTATAGGAGAGAAGTATGCTATAGATGAATACAATACAGAGAATGATAAGTATTTACTTGATATGCCTATGAGTGCAGTAACTTCATCCATTTTTTTTTTGATGAAACTAGGAGCAGATTTATCAAATCATATCCTGAAATCTTTGGAGAAGGACAACGAGGAGATCTATCAGCAGTTTCTAACTTTGGAAAAAAATGGGGATGGTATCAGTCAATTTGGGCTTTATGTGGATCAGACATTACAAAAATTGAACATATCACTAAACTAAATGCTCATAAATGTTTTACTTGGTTAGCTTATATGAAAGACAAAAATGAGATGGAAGCTCAAGAACTTAAAAAGAAACTTAAATGAGTAATCAAGGTATAAGAGGTTTTTATCAGATCACAAATACTCTCAAGGATAAACTCCTTGAAGATATAAATATAAATACTGTAACTACAGGAGATATATCTGATATTAATCTTAGAAAGCAGGATATGTTTCCTATGGCTCACATCATAGTAAATAGTGTGGTAGTAGGAGAGCAAACTCTAAGTTTTAATTTAAGTGTACTTTCTATGGATATGGTAAACCAGTCCAAAGACTTACCTGTAGATATTTTTACAGGGAATAATAATTTACAAGATATTCTAAACACTCATTTAGGAGTGCTGAATAAATTGATACAATTATTAAGAAGAGGATCACTACATACAGACCAGTATCAGCTTGTTGGAGATCCTACCTTAGAACCTTTCTATGATAGGTTTGAAAATCAGTTAGCAGGATTTACTGCAACTATGGATATAATAATTTATAACGATATAACAATATGCTAAGATGGAACTCTCAGAAAACTCAAAACTAACACTAGACCTCAAAACTATAGGAGTAATAATATTCTTTACAATATCACTTGCTGCTACATACTTTACCTTATCCTCTTCTGTAGCACAAAACTCTTCTGATGTAGAAGATCTTAAAATAAATTCAGTAAATCCCATAGAGTTCCAATATAAAGATGAGCTTGTAAGATCTACAGTACAAAGATTAGAAGAGAAACAAGATGTATTATCAGAGGATATAAATGAAATAAAAGAAAATCTTAAAAAGATAGATGAGAGGTTATATCAAATAAGTAAGGGAAGATGAAAGCATTATTACTCATATTATTACTAACAGGATCTATATATGGCCAAGACTTTAAGAATGATATAAGTGTTGTACAATTCTCAGCAGGTTTTGTAAAAGATTCTGAGGTAAAATTAACTCCATTCAAAACTTATAATATATACTATTTTAAAATGGAGGAGAAGGCAGTTTTATTTAAGGAAGAAAACATTAAGTATATCCCTACAGTAATATTATATCATAATGGCAAAGAAGTTACTAGAGTTGAAAGTGGTATTGATTTAAAACTTCCTGAAAACTGCATAGAGATTATAAAGAAACATATAGATAAAATAATAGAAGATAAATTTTAAAGATGAAAAAACTAATAACAATATTACTAATATTACTGACTACAAATGTAAGTGGCCAAGTATTTAAAAAGATATATGATGAGGTATTTAAGTATTCTACAATTTATGTGGCTGCTGATGTAAGAGAGGCCTATGAAACAAGATACCCTGATTATTTCATAAGAACAGATCCTGATGATTTATATGCTATACCTCAAGTTGTAGATGAAACAGTATATCATCCTTTTGATTACAGATTAGGTTTTGGTATCAGAAGATTAGCAAGATATGATTACGAAGTAAAACAAAATTACATTGATGGATCTGAAAATATGATAGGTATCTCAGCTCCAACTGGAGCAGTAAAAGGATTTGAATATCTGATACACTTTGAGAAAGAAAGAGAAAGATCTGAGGAGTTTGAAAACTCAAGGTACTTTATTAGGCATACTGGTAAATATCATATAGTAAAATTAGAACAAAGGAAGCAGGGTAATGTAGATTTTGAATACCAATCAGCAGAGGTAAGATTTAGATTACCAATAGGTAAGAAGTTTAGTATATCAGCAGGAGCTATTGCTAGATCTCATCAAAAGGCCTATGGATATAATCCTATAGAAATATGGCTAAATGAAATAACAATAGATGATCTAGGTAATGAGATTCCAAAAAACTACTGGTACACTTTAGGATATGAATATGGATATAGTGATCACTTTACTGCATATACAGATATTACTACAGGAGATATATTTTATGATTGGATATGGAGAAATCCTGAAGGAGATATTGTAGCTTATGGAGATAGAGATTTTAGAGATAGAGTATATGGTGGATTGATGAATAGATTTAACCAAGAGAGATGGGCAGAGCTTGATCCTTTTATGGAGGTAGCACCTATTGTAGGTTTTGATTTCTATCATTACAGATCTAAGTTTTGGTTACATACTTACTTTAACTGGATATTGCCTTACCATAATTATATAAAAGGCAATGAAGATTTTTCATACTTGCATAGAAACAGTTGGGGTAAAGGTGGCCATAACAATCTACTTGATGGAGAGCAATGGAATGATTATCAAGGTGGTTTGATATTTGGCCTTAAACTTGGAAAGAATTTAGGATTATTCTTTGAAGGAGAATATGTAAAGTTTTGGGATAGTGAAATATTAAATAGTAGTATAGGTATTAACTATAGATTATGAGGTTAAAAGAGTTAGAGAAGGCAGTAAAGAAATATGCCAAATATGTAGTACAACAATCTAGAACCAATCTTAGCAAGAAAGGTAAAAGATTAACAGGTAAGCTATATGATTCTTTAGAACCTGAATATGAATATGATAATAATAATAATTTCTTTGTTAGGTTCAAGATGGCAGATTATGGAGCTTTTCAAGATCAAGGTGTCAAAGGTACTCAATCAAGTTATTCTGAAAGTTCAAACAGTCCATTTAAGTTTGGTACAGGTACAGGTAAAAGAGGAGGCCTTACAAAAGGTATAGAAAATTGGATAAAACTAAAAAAATTTCAATTTAGAGATAGTAGAGGAAGATTTATGAGTTATAAGTCTATGCAATATATTATTGTAAATAGTATATGGAGGAAAGGGCTTAGAGCTACTTTGTTTTTCTCTAATCCATTTGAGAAAGGTATTCAAAGATTTGGAGATGACTTCTTAAATGCTTACCTACTTGATGTAGAAAGAAATGTAATACTAGGTGTTAAAAAATAAGATATGGCTACAATACTTTTAAGATCTCCAAGATATGAATCATTAACAACTCCAAGTGGAGCAGTATCAGCTAAACTACAATTAAGTATTGATGGTGTGGTTAGATATACTATTATAAAGTCTTGTACAGCAGGTAGCCCAGTATTGTTTGAAATATCTGAACTATCTAGAGATTATCTTACTCCTACTATTACTCTAGATCCTGCTAGTTATCCTCAAAATGAAATAGGAATATCAAGAGTTATTAGTTTCCATAGTGCAGCAAATGCAGGAGGAAGTGTGGTAAGTGGAGGTAATACAGTAGCCCATAGAGGATTAGATGGATATGGTATTTTCTCTGAAGGTGCTAATCCAACTGCATCAGCAAACTCTTTTGCTTTTTCTCCTGATCATCAAAACAGTAACAATTATAAATTATATGTACCTGTAGGTAAAGGTGGTGCTTTCCAGTTTTTTGATAGCAATGGAGAAATACAAACTCAAGAATTTGAAGCAGGAGATGATTCAGATACTTTAGGATTTGGAGGTACAGTAACCATAAATAGAATAGACTGTACAAAATATGGATCAGGAAGAAAGATAGTATTTATAAATAAGTTTGGTGCATTACAAGAGATATGGTTCTTTTTAAAAGCAGTACAATCTACAAATGTAAAATCAGATAACTATCAAAGAAATATTATTAGTACATCAGGATCTTATTCTACATTATCACACTCTGTAAAAACATTTGATAAACAAGGTAAACAAACTCATAGTTTATCATCAGGCTTTTATCCTGAGTTTACTAATACTTGGTTTGAGCAATTATTATTATCTGAGTATGTATGGATGATAAGGCCTAAATATACAAATCCTTCTACAGATGAGGTAGTACCTGTTACTGTAAAAACAAGTAGCCTCACTCAAAAGACATCCTTAAATGACAAACTAATACAATATACCATACAATTTGAAGAGGCCTCTGATTATATTAATAATGTTAGATAATGCAGAAGTTACAATTATTCATAAGTAATACTAGGGTAGATTTATTTAAAGATGAGAGTGTATCTATAAATCAAACAATACAAAATGTAAGAGATATAGCTAAGATCTTCACAGAGTTTACACAAACATTTACAATACCTGCATCTAAAACAAATAATAAATTATTCAAGCATTATCATAATTACGATATAGTAAATACTTTTGATGCTAGGAGGAAAGAGGCAGCAGAAATACAATTAAACAATGTACCTTTCAAAAAAGGATTTATAAGGCTAGAGGGAGTACAATTAAAAAAAAATAAACCATATTCTTATAAAATTACATTCTTTGGGGAAACAGTAAACCTAAAAGACTTACTTGGAGATGATGAATTATCAGCTTTAGATCTAAGTTCTTTTGATATTGATTATAGTTTTGGTAATATCAAAAACAAAATGCAAACAAGTACAGGTGGTTTTATTACTCCTCTTATTACTCATACTAGACAATTATATTTTGATAGTGGTGGTAATGTAGGAAATGGTAATCTTCATTATGCTAGTAGCTCTAGTTCTAATGGTGTGTTTTGGAGTGATCTAAAATATGCTATAAGGTTACACGAAATAGTACAGGCCATACAAACAAAATATAGTATTACATTTAGTAATGATTTTTTTGATAGCTCAAATGCAACTTGGTATAATCTTTATTTATGGTTACATAGAAAAAAAGGAGATGTAGAACCTGCTCAACAAGTATCAATGCAGTTTAAAACTGTAACTGGATTTTCTTTAAATAGTTCTCCTCCTGCTACTACAAGTGTATCAGGTAATGGAGTAAATGTATCATCTACATATACTACTTATCCAAATACTATTTTAGGGTTTACTTTTACATTTATACCACAATCTACTGATGTATATACTATAAGAATTTTTAGGAATGGTTCACAAATATTTCAAGCAGAAGATGTAACTGGCACTCAATTAGTTTCTGAAAGTGATTTTACCCTAGCATCAGGTACATATACAGTTGCTATTGGTTCTACAAGTACAGTAACATTTAATGCAGGTAATGTAAGATTTGCAGTAAATGGTAACTTAGGGGGTACTGATGATGGTAGTGTTACTGCTTGGAATGATGAGTGGAGATCTTCAAGTCAAACAGTTACTGGTACTACATTTGAATTTAGAATAAACGAACAAATACCTAAAATGAAAGTTATAGACTTTCTTACAGGCCTTTTTAGAATGTTTAACTTGACTGCTTTTATAAATGATGCAGGTACTATAGTTGTACAAAAATTAGATGATTTCTATGCTGCATCTTCCATAACTCATAATATAGATGAATATGTAGATATTAAAAGTAGTAGTGTAGATGTGGCTTTACCATTCAAAGAGATAGATTTTGCTTATAAAGGATTAGGTACATTTTTATCAAAACAATTTGAGCAATTAGAAAATAAAGGATGGGGTACTATAGAATATTCAGCAGATTCAACTTTTGATGCTCCATCTGATACTTATAAAGTAGAAATACCTTTTGAACATTTACAATATCAAAGATTAGTAAATGCAACTGGAGGTGCAAATACATCCATACAATTTGGATGGTTTGTGGATGATAACAAAGAATCCTTCTATGGATTACCACTTATATTTTATGCAATAAAACAATCTTCAAGTACAACTGCAATCAGTCTTAAAAATACAGAAACAAGTAATCAATCTATTTCAAGTTATTGGATTCCAAGTAATTCAAGAGCAATATCAAGTTCTACCTCTACTGATAATATACATTTTGATTTAGAAGTTAATGAATATACAGGAGGATCTACTTTTACAGGTACACTTTTTGAAAATTGTTATAAGACTTATATACAAGATGTATTCAATGCAGGAAGAAGATTAACAAAAGTAAAAGCCAAGCTACCACTAAAAATTATATTTGATTTAAAATTGAATGATAAAATTTCGTTACATAATAGAAACTATAGAATAAATAGTATCAAAACAAATTTAACAACAGGAGATAGTAGTTTAGAATTATTGAATATAGTATGATAAAAAACATAATAGATTTATTACAGGTTTGTGAAGGAGAAACTGAAAACATAAGAATAGCTCAGGGTAAATATGCTTTACCTATGACTTTTAAAAAAGCATATAAACAACTTAAAAATGAATTAAGATGGCAGTAACTGCAAGAGAATATGAATTAAAGCTAAGTGTAGCTGATGCAGAAAAAAAAGTTGCTGAACTTAATGAGCAATTAGAAATCCAAGAACAGGTAATAAAAGATCTTGAGAAGGCCTCTTTTAAATATAACAAAAGATTAGAAGATACTGTTAAGATTCAAGATAGAGGTGCTTTAAAAAAAAGAATAAAACAAATAAAGGCAGAGATAGCTGATGAGAAGAAAGGTTTACAAGATCTTACAAAACAAAGAAAGAAAGCAAATGATCAGTTAAAAGATTCTCAAAAAAGTGCAAGAGATTATTCAGGGGTAGTAGGATTATTAGATCAGCAAACAGGTGGTTTAATTAGTAGAACTCAAGGATTTACTGGAGCTTTAGGTGCAGCTACAAAAGGCTCTAAATTACTTAGAATAGCTTTATTAGCAGTACCTTTAATTGCAATAGCTACTGCAATAGCAGGTGTAGCAAAAGCATTTACTTCATCAGAAGAAGGCCAAAATAAATTCAGAAGATTTTTTACTCAGATTCAAGCAGTTATAGGCAATGTATCTGATATACTAGCAGATTTTGGTAATGTAGTTCTTAATGTTTTTACTGGTAATTTTAAAGAAGCAGGTAAAGCCTTAGAAGAAGTTAGGCAGGGTATAGCAAACTTTGGAGAAGAAACTAGAAAGGAGATAAAAATTGCAGGAGAACTAGCTGATAAAAGAGCAGAGGCAGATAAACTAGAAAGACAATTACTTATAGATAGAGCAGAAGCTACTAGAAAATTTAATGAATTAAGAGAGAAAGCAGCAGATAAAGAAAATGTATCTATTGAAGATAGAATAGAAGCATTAAAAGAAGCAGGTAGAATAGAGGCAGAAATAACTGATGCTGAAATAAAAGCTGCTGAGTTAAGGCTAGAAGCTAAGGTAGCAGAAAATGCTCTAGCTGATTCTACAAAAGAGGATCTAGATGAAGAAGCAGCATTAAGAGCAAAACTTATAGAACTTGAAGCCTCAAGATTAAAGAAACAAAAAACACTTACTGCTGAGATTACTACTAACCTTAGAGAGGCAAAAGCAGAAAGGAAAGCAGAAGAGGCTGCTGAGAAAGCAGAACAAAAACAAAAAGATGCAGAAGAGTTAGCAGCAGCAAAGGCCTTAGCAGAATTAAAAAAACAAATAAGAGATGCTACTGCAATTTCTGAACAAGAAAGAAGAGATCTAGAATTAGTCAAAATAGATGAGCAGTTTCAAAAACTTATTACTCAAGCTCAAGAACAAAACTTAGTAACTGATGAATTAGAGGCAGCAAGAAGAGAAGCAGTCAAAGCAAAACAAGATGAGTTTGATGCTGAGGATGAAGCAAGAAGAAAGGCCAATGCAGATAAGATAAAAGCAGAAAAAGAAAAAGAACTTGCAGAAGAAGAAAAAATAGAAGCACAAAAAAGAGCTACTAGAGAAAAAACATTTGACAATGCAGTCTTGTTAGCAGGTGCTGAAAGTAAAGTAGGTAAAGCATTATTAGTAGCAAAACAAATATTATTAGCTAGGCAGTTAATATTAGATGCTAAAGAACAAATATCTAATGCTAAAAAGGCAGTAACTAATGCTACTGTTAATGCAGCAGAATCAGGAGTTGAATTAGGTAAAGGTGCAGCTAAATCAGCAAGTGCAGCACCCCCTCCATTTAACATTCCTTTTATTTTAAGTTTTGCTGCAACTGCTTTTGGTATTGTAAGTGCAATAAAATCAGCAGTAGGTGCTACTAAGAGTGCAGCAGCATCAGCAGGTGCAAGTGCAGGTGGTGCTATAAATGTAGAAGCTCCTAGTGTAGAAGCAGCAGCACCAACAATAGAATCTACTCCTCCTGATGTTACAGGAGTTGGTGGATCAGGTGTTAGTCAAATAGCTGAGGCTTTAGGCAATCAGCAACCAGTACAGGCCTTTGTAGTGAGTAATGATGTAACTACTGCTCAGGGCTTAGATAGGAATATAATAGATGGTGCATCATTATAATACAAAATATAATTTTAAACTCGTTATTTAATTATGAAGATAGTAGAATTAGTCTTAGATGAAGATCAAGAAGTAACAGGAGTTGAGGCAATCTCAATAGTAGAAAATCCTGCAATAGAAGAAGATTTTATAGCTCTTAAAGATCAAGAGATTAGATTAGCTGAAATAGACAAAGAGAAAAAAATATTGATGGGTGCTTTATTAGTACCTAACAAACCAATATACAGAAAAAATAAAGATGGAGAATATTATATATATTTTTCAAAAGAAACAATAGAAAAAGCCTCTCAGCTATATTTAAAAAAAGGACATCAAAGTAATTCTACCTTAGAACATAATCACGAAATCAATGGCCTTACTTTAGTAGAAAGTTGGATAGTAGAAGATGAGAAACTAGACAAATCAAGAAAGTATGGATTTGATGTACCTGTAGGTACTTGGATGGGATCTGTAAAAGTAGATAATGATGATGTATGGAATGAATATGTAAAAACTGGTAAAGTAAAAGGTTTCAGTATTGAAGGATATTTTGCAGATAAAATGGATGTACCAAAAAGCAATAAAGATGAACTTGCAAAAATAGAAGAAGAAGAAGCAGAGTATATGCTTAATATTATAAAAGGCATAATTAAAGATGATGCAAGATTTAAAAATGGTAAGAATTTAGTTTTAGAAAGTTTTTCAGATTATCCTGATGCAGTAAAGAATAATGCAAAGAGAGGAATAGATCTTAATAAAAAAGTAAATAATAAATGTGCTACAGATGTCGGTAAAATAAGAGCATCTCAATTAGCTCAAGGTAAGCCTATAAGTGAACAAACAATAAAGAGGATGTATTCATTTTTGTCAAGAGCAGAAGAATACTATAATGCAGATGATAAGGAGGCCTGTGGCACTATATCTTATTTACTATGGGGAGGCCTAGCTGCTAAGAGATGGAGTGAGGCAAAACTTAAAAAACTAGGTAAACTAGAATTATATAGCCAAGTGGTAAATGATGAGTTTGCTATTATTGATGATAGACTAGCTTATTCTACAGAAGAGAAAGCCAAAGAGATGGCTAGAAATATTGGATGTGAAGGAATACACGAACACGAACTAGAAGATAAAACTTGGTATATGCCTTGCGAGTTTCATATTAAGGATGATATGAGTAAGCATAAAAAATGTCCTATGGGATATAAAAAAAAGGATGGTAAGTGTGTAAGAGAAAGAGATAATTATGCAGAAGTAGGAGAAAGAGGAGGTATTAGAAAAAGTCCTAAAGCTCCTAAATCAGATACTCCTAATCCAAATCCAAAAGGCAAAGGAACTGCAAAAGGAGATGCCTCAACAAGTAGAGGAGCAAAAGTATCAAAAGCTGATGAAGCTACTTTACAAAAAAAGGCAGATGACTTTAATAAAAGATATAAAGATAAATTAGGATATGGTGTTACAGTAGGCCAACTTAAATCAGTATTTCAAAGAGGTTTAGGTGCTTTCAATGTTTCACATTCTCCTAAAATTAAATCAGCATCAGCTTGGGCATTTGCAAGAGTTAATGCTTATATGTATTTGGTAAAAAATGGTAGGCCTCAGAATCCTAAATATAAATCGGATAATGATTTACTACCTAAAAAACATCCTAAAAGTGGTAAATAAAAAAAATTATTTTCCAAGTAGAACAAGCCCTCTTGGAAGCAGAAGAGCTTGTTATTGTAAGGATAGAAATACCTATTCTATTGAGTGTTGTGATGGATCACTATTTGCTCAAGGTATAGGTGTAATTAATAGGGTAGCATCCTGAAAATGCAAAATTAAATTTAATAATCGTTAATATAGTAATTATGAAAAGTAGTGATATGCTTAATAAAATTAAAACTATCCTAGACATTCAAGTAGATCTTGAAGATAGGAAACTAGAGAATGGTACAGTAATAACTGCTGAAACATTTTCTAATGGAAAAGAAGTATTCATCAAAACAGATGATGAAAAAGTAAAAATGCCTATTGGAGAATATGAATTAGAATCAGGAGAGGTTCTAGTTGTAAAAGAAGAAGGCCTTATTGAAGAGTTAAAAGAAGCCAAAGAAGAAGGGCTTGAAGAACACGAAGAAAAAGAAGATAAGGAAGAAATGAAATATGTTACAAGAGAAGAGTTCAGGAAAGAAATGGATGAACTTAAAAAACATATTGAAGATATGATGGATCACAAAGAAGAAGAGAAGAAAGAAGAAGAAGAGGAAAAAGTTGATGCAGAAGAAAAACTATCTAAGGATGAGGAAGTCAAAGCAGAAGAGATAATTAATGAAGAGTTATCAAAACCTGCTACTGAGCCAATCAAGCATAGCCCTGAAACAGGAAGTGCTAAAAGAGCAAGTGGTTTCCAATTCTCAGAAAGCAGAGCAAAAACTGTAAAAGATAGAATTTTAGAAAAATTAAATAACCTATAAATATAAATAAAAATGGCTTTAAGTATAACAAGTAATTATGCAGGTCAATGGGCAGGTAAATATATAGCTGCTGCATTGTTATCAGGCGATACAATCGCAAAAGGTGGTATAGAAGTATTGCCTAATATTAAATATAAAGAAAACATCAGCAAGATGGCAGTATCAGGTATTATTGCTAATGCTAGTTGTGATTTCACATCAGCAGGTAATATAGCTCTTACTGAAAGAGTTTTACAACCTGAAGAGTTCCAAGTAAACAATGAGTTTTGTTTAACTCCATTTGTAAGTTCTTGGGAAGCAGCAGAGCTAGGATTTTCAGCTTATGAAAAAATGCCTAAGAAATTTAGTGATTTTCTAATTGCAGAAGTAGCTGCTCAAGTAGCACAAAAAACTGAGCAATCTATTTGGAATGGTGCTAATGGTAATGCAGGAGAGTTTGATGGTTTTGTAACATTATTCAAAGCAGATTCAGATGTTTCTGATATTTCAGGTACTACTGTAACTTCTGCTAATGTAATTGCAGAAATTGGTAAAGTAGTAGATGCTTGTCCTTCTGCTTTATATGGTAAAGAAGATTTATACTTGTATGTATCTAAAAATGTAGCAAAGGCATATATCAGAGCTTTAGCTGCTCAAGGTGGTGGATATGAGAATAGAGTTAATATGTGGTATTCAATGGATCAGCCACTAACTTTTGATGGTATCAGTATTTTCCTAGCACAGGGATTAAATGATAATCAAATGGTACTAGCTCAAAAATCTAACCTATACTTTGGTACAGGACTATTATCAGATCATAACTTAGTAAAAACTCTAGATATGGCTGATTTAGATGGATCACAAAATGTAAGAGTAATTATGAGATTTACTTCAGGAATCCAGTATGGATTTGGTAGTGAAGTAGTTTTATACGATCCTACAGTATAATAAATTTTAACAAAGGGTAGGTATTAACCTGCCTATCCTTTTTGTTTAACATTTTTAAAAAAATAATAATATGGCTTGTACATTAACAACAGGAAGAAAATTACCTTGTAAAACAGGATTTGGTGGAGTAAAAAAAGTTTACTTTGCTGACTTTGGTACACTAGGTACTGTAACTGTAGATGCAGATGGTACTATATCTGCTTTTTCAGGAAGCCCTGCTTTTTTTGAGTTTGATGTAAAAGGTAACTCTTCTTTAGAATCTACAGTAAATAGTTCTAGAGAAAATGGTACTACATTCTTTGCACAAACCATAAATCTTACATTGCCATTCTTAGATAATGCTACTCAGCAAGAGCTACAACTAATTATAGTTTCAAGGCCTCACGTTGTAGTAGAAGATTACTTAGGAAATCAATTCCTTTGTGGTTTAGAGAATGGATGTGAAGTAACAGGAGGTACAGTAGTAACTGGAGCAGCAGCAGGAGATCTATATGGATTTACACTAACTCTTGAAGGTCAAGAGGAAAAAGCACCTGCTTTTGTAGATGCAGGAGTTATAACTGCTAATGCAACTCAGATTACTCCTAACTAATAATATATCTAATTTTAGTTTAATTTAAGAAAGCACTCTTATCAGGGTGCTTTTTTATTTTACAAATTAAATTAATTAATTCGTTATATAAGCAATGATAGTAATAAACACATCTGCAAGTCAATCATTTAAAGTTATTCCAAGAGAATATTTAACTGCATTTAACATAGAAGTTAGAGATAACTTACTAAACACAAAATTTACTTTCTTTGAAGATACAGTTAGTACAAGTGGAGATTATATGCAGTTTACAAATAGTTATGTAGATGGTAGTGGTAATACAATATTTAAAGAAGCAAGATATTATGATTTTGATCTATTTGCAGATTTTAATTTTTGGAATATGAATTTAAGTTTGTGGGAAATGTATGATGAGATTTGGCAAACAGATAGCAACCAAAAAGAGAGAATTTATAAAGATAGGTTATTTGTAACAGATCAAGATATTGACCAACTAAATGACAATGACCATTATAATATTAACAAGGATGTATATATCACAAATGATTCTTACAATAATGAGTATATTGTAATATGAAAAAAAGATTAAGAAATAAATTAGGACAATTTACAAAGCACTCTAAATCAGAGGTAAGTTTTGTAAACTTAAATAGTTATACTGCTCCTGAGATTAAGGAAGTAGTGAATAAAGATTTTGTAGAGTATGGAGAGGATAATAATTATTTTCAATATCTCATAGATAGATATAATGGATCTCCAACAAACTCTGCTGCTATCAATGGCATATCTCAACAAATATATGGTAAAGGTTTAGATGCTACAGATGCAAACAAAAAACCTGAAGAGTATGCAAAGATGATTACTCTTTTAAAACCAAATACTGTTAGAAAATTATGTTATGATCTAAAACTGATGGGGCAATGTGCAGTACAAGTAATATACTCAAAAGATAGAAAAAGTATAGCACAACTAGAACACTTACCCATAGAAACACTAAGAGCTGAAAAAGCAAACAAAGAAGGAGAAGTAGATGCCTATTACTATTTTAAAGACTGGGAAAACATAAAACAATCAGATGAGCCTAGAAGAATACCTGCATTTGGTAAAAGTAATGAGGCAATAGAAATAATGTACATTCAACCATATTCAGCAGGATTTTATTATTATTCTCCTGTAGATTATCAAGGTGGTATTCAATACTGTTTACTAGAAGAAGAAATATCTAACTATCACATCAATAATATACAACAAGGCCTCAGCCCTTCAATGTTAATTAATTTTAATAATGGTATTCCAAATGAAGAAGAGAGAAGATTACTTGAACATAAGATTGCACAAAAATTTAGTGGATCTAGTAATGCAGGTAAATTTATATTAGCCTTTAATGATAACAGGGATGCTCAAGCAGAGATAACTCCAGTACAATTATCAGATGCTCATCAACAGTATCAATTCCTTAGTGAAGAGAGTACAAAGAAGATTATGTTAGCTCATAGAGTGGTTTCTCCAATGCTTTTAGGTATCAAAGATAGTACAGGTTTAGGTAATAATGCAGATGAGATTAAAACTGCTAGTTTGCTTTTTGATAATACTATTATAAGGCCTTTCCAAGAATTACTTATAGAACACTTTGATAAGTTACTTGCATTTAATAACATAACCTTAAATCTTTATTTTGTTACACTTCAACCTCTAGAGTTTACAGAAATAGATACAGATGTACAAGATGATGAAACAATAGAGGAAGAAACTGGTATCAAACAAGAAAATCTAAGTAAGCAGCCTGATCTCTCAGATGAACAGGCAGAAGATATACTAGGATCACTTAGAGAGAGTGGTACAGTAATGGATGAAGAGTATGAGTTTGTAGATGAGCTAGATGAGGAAAGTGATATAAGTAATGAAGATTGGGCTAACTATCTTATCAAAGAAAAAAAGAGTACACTATCTAAGATAAGAGAGTATGTAGGATTAGAAAGCTCAAGTAATAAAAATGTAGGTAGTTTAAGAAATGGAAGTGCATTTAGTTACTTAGATTCTAAAAATGGCTTATATAAAATTCGTTATAAATATGCTATAGGATCTAGAGCTGCAATGAAAAAGGGAAATAAATCTAGGCCTTTCTGTGAAGAGATGATGAATCTATCAAGAGAAGGTATAGTATGGAGAATAGAAGATATAGATAAAGCTAGTTTTAGAGAAAGAGTAAATGTAGAGTTTAGGCATAAAGGTAAGCCTTATGATATATTTAAGTTTAAAGGTGGGATATATTGTAGGCATAAATGGGTAAGAGTTTTGTATAGATTAAAGCAAGGATCTGAAGAATCAGAGAATTTAGCAGAATATAAGAAAACAAGAACCATACCTAAGAGTTATATAAAAAATCCTAGAGGTACAAAAGAAAGTGAAAAAGCACCTTTTAATATGAAAGATAAGGGAGCATATCCTAAGTAAGATTATGGCAGTAGCATTATTTATAAAACCTGAAGATGTATTAAGAAATTCAATAATGGATGGTAATATTGATTTGGATAAATATATCCAATTCATAAAGCTATCTCAGCAGATAGACATACAAAACATTACAGGTACTTCGTTATATGATAAGATAAGTACATTGATTACTTCAGGAGATATAAATCTAAGTGATAATGCTAAGTATAAAACATTATTAAATGACTATATAGCTCCTATGTTAATTTGGTATTCGCAAGTAAATATAATTCCATTTATTGCATATCAAATAAGGAATGGAGGTATTTTCAAGCACTCATCAGAAACTGCTGAAACAGTTTCAAAAACAGAGGTAGATTATTTAGTAGAGAAAGCTAGAACAAATGCAGAGTGGTATAAAAGAAGGTTTCAAAGTTATATGGATTTTAATCAAAGTAACTTTCCTGAATTTACAAACAATAGCAATGATCAGATTTCTCCCTCAAATGAAGAAACTTTTAATGGATGGGTATTATGAAATATAAACCAAAAAAAAATAATATAGAGAAGTTAAAAACTTTTTTGAATGAGAAAAAGAATAAAAATATAAAAAATACAAATGGCAAGTTTATTAAACACTAAAATCAGTAATACTTATGTAGGCCTTATCAAAACTCTTGATAATGCAGTAATCAGCTCTTCTCTTAAAGAGTTATCTGATGGATCAGGTAATGCTACAGGTATTCATATAAACAATGCAGGAGATCTAAAAGTAACTAACATATTAGAGTTTGGTAGCTTAAAAGATACAGGGGAAAACATTACTATATCTAAATTTGTGGATGCAGCAGATGGTATAGGATCAAACAATAATGATACTACCATACCTACTTCAGCAGCAGTTGCAACTTATGTAGCAGCACAAATTACTTTAGAAGATTTAGATTTTAGTGGAGATAGTGGTACAGGATCAGTAGATTTAGATAGCCAAGTATTTGCAGTAGTAGGTACTGCTAACGAAATAGAAACATCAGCAAGTAACCAACAATTACAAATAGGCCTTCCTGACAATGTAACAATAGGTGGAAATTTACAAGTTAATGGACTTTTAAAAGGTAATAATAATATAATTATAAAAGATACAAATGCTTCAGGTAATAGAACTATGGCTGCTTTTTATGGTGGAGATAAGGTAGAGTTGTATTTTAATGATAGTAAGAAATTTGAAACAACAAGTGGTGGAGCAACTATTACAGGTGGAATTACTGCAACTGGTGGCTCTGTATTTACAAGTGCTACATTTAGTGGTAACGTAGTTTTAGATGATAATTCAGGGGCATCTCCACAAATACAATTTATAAATGGTAATAATGATACAGGAGAAATACTCTTAAATTCAAGTGGTAAATTAGAAATATCAACAGGTGGTACAGATAGATTAATTATAAGTAGTGGAGATACAGAATTTACAGGAGATATAAGTTTGCCTGATGAAGTAAAGTTAAGAGTAGGTTCTAGTAATGACTTAGAAATATATCACGATTCAAATAATTCTTACATACAAGATACAGGTACAGGTGGATTAAGAATTACCTCAGATGTTTTACGAGTTTTAGATACTACTAATGCAGAGGTAATGATAAAAGCAGAAGCAAATGCAGGAGTAGAACTTTATTACGATAACTCAAAGAAGTTTGAAACTACCAATACTGGAGTAACAGTTACAGGTGTAGTTGTTTCTGATGGTTTATCAATGGGAGATAATGAGCAAATAAGATTAGGAGATGGAGAGGATTTAAGATTATTCCATAATGGCACAGATTCTTCTATTAATAATTATAACGGAGATTTATATATAACTAATCAAGCTGATAACAAAGATATTATTTTTAGAACTGATGATAGTACTGGAGGATTTACTGAATATTTTAGAATTGATGGTGGTTTTGGTTCGCCACAAACAATATTTCCAGATAATTCTCAATTAAATTTTGGTAATGGTCTTGACTTAAGAATTATTCACGAAGGTAGTTTAAACAAAATAAGCAGCCATAATCACGATTTTAGAATTATACAAAATCTAGCAGATGGTGATATGTCATTTTATGCTGATGATGGAAGTGGAGGAGGTACTGCTACATATTTCAGATTAGATGGTGGTGAAGTTGAAACTCAATTCTTAAAATCAACACTACATTATGATAATGTAAAGGCACAATTTGGAGATAGTAGAGATTTAGAAATATATCACGATGGCTCAAACTCTTATATAACAGATTCAGGTACAGGTAATTTAAGAATTGGTGGTACAGAAGTAGATATTTTAAACCCAGATTCAAATGAGTTTAAAGCACGATTTAAAACAGATGGCTCTGTCGAACTTTACCACAATAACTCAAAAAAGTTTGAAACAAGTAGTACAGGTGCGACTATTACAGGTAATCTTGTTATGGGTAGTGGTCAAGTAAAATTTGCTGATAATGGTATATTAATGCTTGGCGATTCTAATGACCTTCAAATTTATCACGATGGATCTAACTCTTTTATAAGCGATCAAGGTACAGGTACACTAAAAATATTAAGTAATGGACTTGAAATTAAAAATGCAGGAGATAGTGGATTTATGGCTTTTTTCGGTTCAACAGGTGCAAGTGAGCTATATTTTAATACTGCTAAAAAGTTTGAAACATCAGCAGGAGGTGTAATTGTAACAGGAACAATAGATGCTTCAGGCACTATAGTTTCTACTGGAGGTAATATTAGAGTTGGAAGTGATACAGGTAAATTTATGGCTGGTGCTTCTAATGACTTGCAAATATATCACGATGGTACTAAATCTGTAATAGAAGATACTGGTACAGGAGATTTACATATTATTGGAGATAATGATATAGTATTTAAAGATGGTAGTGGAAATATATTAGCAAATATGAATGCTATAAATTCTGTTGAATTAAATTTTGCAGGTTCAAATAAATTTGCAACTACAAATACAGGAGTTAGTGTTACAGGTAATATTGTTGGAAATGGTAATTTAACACTTGATAATACAGGAGATGGTGCAACAAGTACAATAACTTTAGGTGGAAATGATTTAGGCAATAAATCTAATAGTATTTTATTTGCAGAAAATAGAACTTCAGGTGCTATGACTTATGGATTCACTTTGACAAATGAAGGTTCTACAAGTAACAATTTTATTATAAAAAGCCACAATAATAGTGCACCTGGTATATCTGCTTTGACAATAGCAAGAGCTGATGGTGCTATTTCAACTGGTGGAAATTTAACAGTAGCAGGAGATTTAACAGTCAATGGTACAACTACAACTGTAAATACATCTACACTAGCAGTTGAAGATCCTTTGATCTCAATGGCAAAAGACAATTCAGCTAATTCAGTAGATATAGGATTCTATGGTAGATATAATGATGGTACTAATAGATATTTAGGTTTGTTTGCAGATGCTAGTAATTCTAATAAGTTTAAATTATTTAAAGGTCTTACTGCTGAGCCAACAACAACAGTAGATACAACAAATGCAGGATATGCAGATGCAGATTTACAAATAGGTGCATTAACATCAGGAAATATTACAAGTTCGGGAGAGTTAATTGTAGGTAGTGGAGAGTATATATCTTGGGGTTCATCAGGAAGTGCTGCAATAGAAGGAAGTACAGTATCTAATAGATTAAGATTTTACACAAATAGTACACTTGCCTTAACTTTAGACTCTTCTCAAGATGCTGTATTTGCAGGAAGTATAACTGCTACAAATATTTCATTGTCGGGTAATTCTAGTACAATAGCTTTAACAAATGTAACTGATGGTAATGCTTTCTTAACTATAAATCATAGTGGTAATGAAAATTGGTTATTTAGTTGTGAATCAGGTTCTGGTACTGCAGATTTTATTTCAATAAATGCTTCTGGTAAATCAGAAAAAGTTAAGTTTGGAGAGAATGGAGATATTATAGCTGATGGTTTGATACAAGCAACAGGACTTATTGAAACTTCAAGTGTTATACAAACTTCAGATGGTAGTGTTGGAGCACCATCACATACTTTTAGTAGTGATTTAAATACTGGTATGTTTAGAAGTGGTGCTGATACAATAGGTTTTGCAACAGGTGGTTCTTTAGCATTGAGTATAGCAGATAATGATGCAACTTTTGCAGGAGATATAATTGCAAATGGTACTAATGGAATAAAAATTAATACTACTGCTGACTTACAAACCTCAGCAGAGAGATTATCAGTAAATGGGTTAAGTGTAATTAAAAATAATTCTACAACTGCGGCCACTTTATATATACAAAATCACGATACTACTGCTGACACTATACAACCATATATCTTTTTATCAGATAGTGGAGGCAATAGAGGAGGTCTAGGGGTAGAAACAAGTACAGCAGATGTTACTCTTAGTGGACAAGGAGGTATAAATTTATCAACAGGAGCTAGTGGAGTTGCAGGAACAAAAAGAGTTATAATAGATAATACAGGTAATACTACTTTTACAGGGAATGTAACTTTATCTTCAGCAAGTAGTCCTACTTTAGCAATTACAGATACAACTAATACTGTAACATTAAAGGCATATTCACAAGATGCTAATTCACATATTGGTACTGTTACTAACCATCCTTTAATAATTGATACTAATAATACAGCAGCCATAACAATTAGTACTGGTCAACTAGTAACCTTTTCTGGTAATGTAAATTTAGCAGATGATAAAAAATTAAGATTAGGCGATAGTGAAGATTTTCAAATCTATCACGATGGCTCACATAGTTTTATTGATAATACCAAAGGTTACACATATTTAAGAAATACAGGTGCTGATTCTCAAGGGATTATAATTAGGAATGATGATGCAGGAGATATTCATTTAGATAATGATTTCGCAGGAAATATAATATTTAGTACAAGTGCTACTAATAGAATGGTACTTGATAGTTCAGGAGAACTTAAAATAAATAAAAGCATACATTTAGGAAATGACAGTGGAGTTTTAACTCCTTCACAATATTCAATGTTAATTGAAGCTCCTAGTGGTACGAGTACAAATTTAAATATGTACACTTTTGGTTCGAGTGTTTTTAATATTGCATCAGATGGTACTACGGCTACTGTTGGTTGGGGAAGTACTCAAGAAAGAGAAGTAAACCTTGTAAACACAGGAACAGGCAATATAAAAGTTGGTATAAATAACGGGGCTCCTACTTCTGTTTTATCAGTAAAAACTTTACAAGATTCTAGTTTTGATGAGGGTATAGGAGTTATAAGAAGCAACTCATCACAAACAGGTTATATTAATATGGTTGGTGGTGCTATGAATATAAATGCACCTGCTGACATACCTATTAAATTTAGAGACAACGGTACTACAAATGTAGAAATAAAAGCAAATGGTGTTTTATGTCAAAAAGGGAAAGCAAAAACTGCTTCAATCATAGAAGATGCTAAACAATTTACAGCAACGAATAGTAATGGTTCAAGTGGAACAAATACAGATGTTGAGTTTACATTAAGTGATTATGGGGTTGGAAACGCAGGTTATTATGATATTATTGTTTCAGCTAGTGGGTATGGAAGTGCAGGTGCAGCAGGTTTTAACTTTAGATACCAGATAGGTGGTTATTCAGGGCATACTGCAAATAGTACATTCCATAGAAATACAGTAATAACAGATGCTACAACAAATTGTGGTGTCGCAATTAGAAATCCAGACCAAGATACGCTAGGTATTAGAGTATTTAATCAAACATCAGGAAATCAAACTATTGTAGGAGTTATTAAGATAGAAATAACATCAACGTATTAATTTTATTATATTTGAGTATTATTAATTAAATTTTTTAAAAATGAGTAAAATAAAAGAAGAAGAATTAAAACAAATACAAGAACAAGAACAAAAGAAAAATGCTATACTTATTGAGCTAGGTGGTTT